AAGAGGCACCCCCGGCACACGGGCGGCGAAGCGCATCACCGAACAGCCTCTCCCGACTGGACAAATCCCGTCCGAGAAGAAGGACAAGGGAGGGACGGTTTGAGCGCCATCGGCGAAGGTAAGACGACCGGGATTACCACGACCCGTAAGCCACTGACGACGACCTCAACGCCGATGCGGGAGGTTCTCGTCACGGCGGCTGAGGCAAACGACGCGAACGTGCGCGTGGGTAGCGCCGCGATCGCCGCCGACACCGGAAGCTGGCTCGCCGCGGGTGATGCCGTCAGGCTCAGGGGCGATGACCTCGCTTCGGTTTATGTGATCGCTGAGTCCGGCTCGCAGGCGGTCAGCTACACCTACGAATATGCCTGAGCTTTACCGCCGATCGAGTGGAGGCGGTGGTGGTGGGCCAACGTCGCAGGCGGTGGAAATCATCGAAGGCACGCTCGTCACGCCGGACGCTGGCGACAACGGCAAGCTCTACATCGTTTATTCCGACGCGGGAGCATCGGCAGGGGCTAACCAATCGTGGACGCTCGACCTACGGGAGTCCTACCCCGGCGATCCTTACAGCGGGCAGTTCACGATCTTTTGGGGCGCGGTCGAAAGCGACCCGATCGAGATATTCAACACGGCGAACGATCAGACGGCCATGAACGCGGCGCTTGAGGAGATACTTGGGCCGGGGAACTTCGTTCTCAACTATCCCGGCGGTGGCAACTTCACCATCGTTCTACAGGGCGATCTTGCCTCGCAGGAGTTCCCCGACGACGAACTCTCCATCGGCGACCCCGGCCCGATACTCAACTACGAGAAAACGGTTGTGAACATCACCGCTCCCGGTGCGCCGACCGGGGGCGACTGGACGTTCACGGTAAATGGGCAGACCACCGCTCCGATCGCGTTCGACGCTGACGAGACAGCGTTCCTTGCCGCTCTGGAAGCCCTCTCCAACGTGGACCCCGGCGACGTGTTCGTGATGGTGAATCCCAACAACACCTACCAGATGTTCTGGCAGGGGCAGTATCTCGGGACAAACATGACGACGAGCGCGAACTTCGCGGGGCTCACGGGCGGGATGTACGCCCTCCTTACGGCGGATCAGGGCGGGGAAGTGCTTGAGGACGTGACGCTCTCGCTTCAGCAACTCGGCAGCGAGCGCAAGGGCGGCCTCCTGTTTCCCGAAGGGTGGGCTGCGTCTGTCGGGGCTCCGGTTGGATGGCGCTGCGAGCTTGCTGTCACTGATCGGGAGCTTTTCTTTCAGCGCAACGGGTACATCTTTTTCGATGCCGAGAGCGACACGCGAATCTTCGACTCTATTGCTGCCGAGCCCGGGGAGTGGTCGCAGTCGGTGGACCCGGCGGGAAGTGCTGAGTTGATCTACATGGGCGAAGCTGAAGATGCGGGCGTTGAAGTGTGGAATGGGATAAGGAACTTCGGGTTCTTTAGTGACTAGATGATGATTGCGCGACGACTGAGCGGCTTCGTCCTAATGGTGGCTCTGTGGCCTTGCGTCGCTGTCGCTTTCGCTGCCGATCATGGCGTAGTGAAGCTGCGTAACCCGGAGCCGTTTACCACTTGGGCCGCTAGTGCAGCCGTGGAAACGCCGCCCTTCGATGTGGAGTCCATCGACTGTCCCGGTTCAGACGGCCATCCCGGTATCTGTGTCAAGCCTGACACTCAGATCATGTATTTCCCGGCCAAGCATTTCGATCTGCTCCGGGCGAGGGTGGGGTTCTGGCATGAAGTGGGCCACGAGTTTCAGCTTGCCCACAACGCTGAGGTTCAGGCCGGGTGGCCCGCCGTGGACGCAGGGTGTAACGGCACCTTCTCGTTTAACTGCGCCGAGCGGTTTGCCGACGCTTACCGTAACTGCGCGGCGAATGACAAGGACGCAGATGAGCGTGATCCGTGGCAGTTCAACCGAACCTATATGCCGACCGCAACCGAACACGCGATCGCCTGTTCCTTCATCAACAACGTCGCTGAATAAACCCGTCCGGCGGACTGCGTTACTCTTTCGGTCAATGTTCACGCGCACGAGGGACTCCGCGTACAGCGTTGCCAGGGCCATAAACCCCGTAGCCGGGGTGGAGGTACAGCCGCGCCAGGGCGCAACAGGGAGTTACGGTGCCAACAGTAAGGACGTAAACCATGCCTGATCCCGTACAGCCCGCGGCAACACCGGACGCGCCGGAAGGCGCAGAAGTAGAGCCCGAGGGCCAGGGCGAGGCGGCTGGTCTTTACGACCTCAGTTCCGTTCCCGACGAGCTAAAACCGCACGTTGAGGAACACCTGAAGCAGATGGAGGCGAACGCCACGCGCAAGTTCCAAGAGTTCGCGGAGCAGCGCAAGGCGTGGGAGCCGTATGAGGAGCTAGGGATTAACGAGCTTGATCCTGCCGCTCTCAAGCAGCTTCTTCAGTTCGCGGAACTCGCTCAGGACGAGGATCGTTTCAAGGAGTGGTGGGAGGAGGTTGGCGAGCGCATGGAGTTGTTTGAGGACGGCTCTGGCGGCGAGCTTGACTTCTCCAACGAGAACTTCTCTGAGGACGAGCTAACTCCCGAGTCGATCAAAGCGATGATCGCTGAAGGTGTGTCCGAGGCCGTCAAGCCCATTCAGGAATCTCTTACTCAGGGCGAGCAGGAGAGACTTGAGCAGGAGGCGATGTCTGAGGTAACAGGTGTTCTCGATGGTCTGAAGGAGGAGCATGGTGCCGATCTGGACACCGACGCGATCCTTCAGCTTGCGTATGCGTATGTGGACGAGGACCCGGATAACGCAGTCCAAAAGGGGTTTGAGGACTTCCAGCGGATTGTTGGTGCAGGGCAGGCAAGCCTTCTGAAGAAGAAGGCCGATGATCCTGCCCGCGTCGAAGGCCCGGGTTCAGCGGACACCACGCCTCGCAAGATCACGTCCTTTGAGGACGCGAAGGCGGCGGCTGCGGAACGGTTCAAGGCAACCGTTTAACTACCGCTAGGAGAACCAATGGCTACGCAGACAGTCGCAACGGCGGACGCCGTACTGAAGGATTTGTACGTCGGCCCGATCGTTGAGCAACTCAACTACAAGACGTATCTCCTCGATCAGATCGAGCGAGACTCGGACCACATCGACCACACGGGTCGGCGCGCGATTGTTCCGGTTCACACCGGGCGCAACCGCGGGCGCGGTTCACGCGGCGACGCGGGGACCCTGCCGGTCGCAGGCGCGCAGACGTGGGCCGACGCGATCATCCCGATTCGGTATCACTACTCGGGGATTGAAGTCTCCGATGGTGCGATCGAAGCGTCGCAGTCCAACGAGGGGGCGTTCGTAAACCTCCTCGACGCTGAGACAAAGGGCGTCGCGCAGGACATCCGCAAGGATGTGAACCGGCAGGTGTTCGGCACCGGGGACGGCGTTCTGGCGACCGTCGCCGCGACCGCCACCACGCAGGCCACGATCACGTTGGACTCCGTTCAATACATCGCGGTCGGCGATCCCGTCGATGTGCTGGTCACGTCCACGGGTGCTGCGGCTGCGGGCGGGGGTACGGGTAACACCGTCACCGCGCGTGCCGGTGGCACCACCAAGACGATCACGCTCGCCACGTCGGTCACTGTCGATCTGACGCACTCGGTTTACGTCGCCGGGTCACGGGCGAACGAAATGGACGGGCTGCGTAGCATCGCTGCGACGGGCCGGACGCTCCACTCGATCAACTCCGCCACGGCGGGGAACGAGTATTGGAACGCTCAGGTTCGCCTCGTCGGTGCGTCAGCCGCGGCACCCGCCGTCGCAGGCGAGACTCACTTTGAGTTGCTCGCCGACGACGTTGGGCTCACCGGACAGGGCGAGGTTGAGGTTTTCCTGACCTCTCGCGGCATCCGCCGCAGGCTCGCCGACACGTTCCAGTCGCAGAAGCGTTTTAACGACGCTCAGGCTGTGAACATCCACGGTGGGTACTCGGCGATCATGGTGAACGAGGTTCCCGTGGTTGCTGACGACGATGCGCCGCGCGGTTGGGCTTTCGGGCTCGACAAGAGCGCGTTCCGCTGGTTCCAGCAGGCCGCACCCGGCTGGCTGGAAAAGGATGGCAAGGTGTTCCACCTGAAGGACGCCTCAACCGCCGGTCAGAAGATGGCCGTGTGGCAGGCATGGTTCAAGTGGTACGCGAGCTTCGGCTGCGTCGCGCCCTCGCGGGTCGGTGCGCTCAAGTTCATCACGGACGACAACCCTGCCTAATCCGTAGGGGTCACGAGCGAGGGCCGGGGTTTGATGCACCCCGGCCCTTTCTTTGTCTGCGCGCTCGACTAGGCTTCAGCCTGTGACTTCGGTACTGGCTGAACCCAAGTGGCAGCACGATGGCACCAAGCGGACGGAGGGCGAGGTTCTCGACCTCCTCCACTCGCTTGTGCGCTGTCAGAAGCCCGCTGTGGTGATCGAGACAGGCACCTTCGCGGGCCACGGCACGCAGGCGATCTTCACGGCGCTTGAGCGCAACGAATACGGCCACCTGTGGACGGTGGAGAACGATCCGGTTTTGTACGAGGCGTACCCGGACGATTCTCCTCGCACGACTTACGTTGAGGGCGACTCCCTCGCGTTTGTCACCGCCGGAGAACTCCCGCCGCCTGACCTTGCTTTCGTGGATTGCGGCGAGTGGGAGCATCGGGTTCACGTTGCCCAGGAGACAAAGCGGATTCTCAACAAGGGCGGGCTGATGCTTGTCCACGACACCGAGTTTTACCCGGAGCTACTTCCTGCCATCCGCGGGCTCATCGGCGCTCCGCAGCTTCATCTTCCGACGCTTCATGGGGTCACGATCTGGCTTGAGGAACTCTGATGGAGATTCCGCCCCGCAAGGCCGACCTCGCACAGATCAGCCGTGGCCGTCACGGTGAAATGGTGCTGATCGAAAACGACGTGCAGGGCGTCGCCAACTCGCTCGCTGAGATTGACCCGCACCTTCGCTTGCGCTTCTCAGAGGCCGGGGAATACTTCGTCGTTTACTGGAAGCCCGACGATGAGCCGGAGGGCAACGGCGAGCTTGTCACCACGGCGCTCGACCTTGATATGAGGATCGTGGAACTCGTCCGCGAGCTTTACTGGAAAGCGAAGCAGCCGGGGTACTCGTTCGCCGACGAGCTTGCCGCCGAGCAGGAGCGCCGTCAAGCAGTTGAGGGCGCGAAGTTCACAGAGGAGCATGGAGAAATGTTTGAGCGCCTAGCCCACGCGATGCGTAAGGACTTGGGTTACGACAAGGGCCGGGTGTTCGTCCCCGATGTCTGAGATTAAGCCTGACGTGGTAATCGCCGTTCCCTCTCGGGGGATGGTCCGAGCGGAGTGGGCAGCGATGCTCGCCGGGATTGCGATGCCGGTGAACACGACGCAGATGCTCAGGATTATCCCCGGGCGTTCAGTTGAGGAGGCCCGCAATGTCGCCGTCGAAGATGCGCTCCGAGTGGGCGCGAGCTACCTGTTCTTCCTCGATGATGATGTCCTGATCCCCAACGGGGCGCTGCGCCGGATGATTCACAAGATGGAGAACGAGGAGCGGTGGGACCTCTGTTCGGGCATCGTGCCGACAAAGACCGACCCGCCGGAGCCCTGCGTGTTCCGCGGCCACCGCCCGGGAGCCTTTTGGGGCTGGACGTTTAACAAGCACTTCCAGATCGACGCTTGCGGGATGGCCTGTTGCCTGATTCGTACGAGCGCCTTTGAGAAGGTGCCGGAGCCGTGGTTTGAGTGGAAGCAGGGCAGCGACGGGCAGCACTCCACAGAGGAGGGCGAGGACTTGGGTTTCTGCCGCAAGCTCCACGAGGCGGGCGGTTTCATGCTCGCGGATGGAGGCGTACTCTGTGGTCACATGGACACGGACGGCAAGGTTTACTCGCTCGACGTGGACACCGCTCCCTTCCGCCGCGGGAAGGACGACCTCAAGAAGTTCACGCTCCTTCAGCAAGCGGAACAGGCTCCCGCATGAGCTTCATACCTCCGGCTGAGAACGGCAAGATAATCTCCATCACCGAGCCGGAGGACATCGAGAACTGGACCGAGCATTGGGATTACACCCACGATCGCACCTATCAGTGGTGGAGCCGGGATAAAACCCCGGAGGACTACGAGGCCGAGAGAACGCAGTTGGTGATGTGATGAACCGGGGACAGATCGCAAACGAGTGTCTCGCCCATCAGTTCAATGACACCAAGTACCGCCCGCTCATGGAGGAGTGGATAAACGAGGGTCAGAACCGAATCGCTCGTGAGGCAGACATCCGGGCGCTGTTTACCTCCGTGTCGATTGCCGACACGAGCCACGAGGTTTCGCTGCCCGTGGACTTCGCTCGCCTGATTGAAGTGTCCGACGCAACGGACGGCGATAACTGGACGCCGCTCGTGCCGATGGAGTTGCGCGACTTCGATGATGCGTCGGTCGTTTACTCAAACCCAACCTTCTACGTCGTGGCGGGGGAGATTCTCTACCTGTTTCCCTACCCCGCTGATGAACGCACGATTGCCCTCAACTACTACCGTCTGCCCGCGGCTATGGAATCTGACGCGGATGTGCCGGAGATTCCCGCCGACTATCACTCGCTGCTGGTCTATTACGCGCTGTGGCGCGGCTTCCAGCGGGAGAATGACTACGAGGCGGCGGGCTACTGGCGCAACGAGTTCGATGCCGGACTGATGAAGATGCGGGGCGAGCTTCAGTACGACACCGCAGCGCCGCCCACCCAAGTCCCCGGTCTGATGGACGAGGTTCCCGACCTACGGTGGCACTAAGCCATGCGGGGCGAGGAGCAGGTATATCTCGACTTCTCGGGAGGGGTAAACCTCGCGGCGGCTCCCTACCTCCTCGCCGAGAATCAGGCCCGGGACGCGCGCAACGTACACACTGACTCGCAGGGTCAGGTCCGCAAGCGCAACGGGTTTACCAATCTCGTTTCCCTGAGTGCCTCACCAGCCTCGTTTACTGAGCCGCCGCACTCGCTGTTCGCCTCCTACATCGGCGGCACCGCGCGCTTGCTGGCGGTCGGCAAGATCGGAGCGTCAGACGATCGGGTGGTGACGATCACCGGCACGACCGTCACCGACCGCACTCCTGGCGGGCTCCCCTTTACTGCGAGTAAACGGTGGTACTTTGCTCAGGCACCGGCCTCCGGGGGACAGGGGCCGGTGTTCGCCATGAACGGCACCGACACGCCGCAGCAGTTCACGGGCGCGGGGGACTTTGCCGACTGGACAGCGACGACCGGGACGGTCCCGGCAACGGGGAAGTACCTCGTCCATCATGGCTCGCGGCTGTGGTGTGTTGAGGCGGGGACGAGCCGGGTTCGCTACTCGGGGATTACCGGGTCGGCTCCTGATGTTCGGGCGTGGGACGCGAACGATTACGTGGACATCGAAGCTGAGGACGGCGAGGAGATTACGGCGCTCGCGCCGTTCGGTCCCTACCTCATCGTGTTCAAGCCGCGCAAGACGTATGTGATCTACGACCTCGTAAGCGGGGCGAACCGTCAGATCAGCGACACCATCGGCTGCGCCGCCCACCGCTCCTGCGTGGACGCACCGATGGGTTTGTTCTTCTTGAGCGAGGAGGAGGGGGTGATGCTCACGGACGGGAACTCGATCGAACACGTTTCCGCGCCCATGACACCGCTCCTGCGGACTATCTCATCGGTGACGATTGCGGATGCTTGCGGTGTGTTCGTGGACGGACGCTACTTCCTCTCGTTCTCCACAGACGGCGCGGCGAACAACATGACGATCGAGTTCGACACCGACGCGAAGGCATGGTGGATTCACGATTGCGCGTCGAATCAGTTTGCCCTCCTCGACCCGATCGGCACCCCGCAGTTGTTCTCGGCGGACCCTTCAGCGATCCGCGTTCAGCGCGCGTTCGTGCCGCTCGTGTTTCAGGATGCGGGCGCAAACTACGTGAGTGGCGCGTATATCACCGGAGCGCACCTGATGTGGGACCAGCCGCACGTCACCAAACGGGTTCGGCAGTTCCGCGTGGACGGAACGGGTCAATGGGTGTTGGAGTACGCAACCAACTTCTCCAACGACTACGAAATGGATCAGGGCGAAGTGTGGGACTCGACCGAGGAGGGGGGTACGCTTTTCGCACCATCCGCCGCCGATGGAGAGATATTCGCGCCGTCTGTCACCACGTCTGACTTGTTCTCACCGATCACCACAGCGATCACCAGCCGCCGTTACTACACGCTCGGCGTGGGGCGCGCGTGGAGCTTTAAGCTGAGTAACGACGACTCTGGCGACTTCCAGATTTACTCGGCGACGGCTGCGATTACGAGGAGAACAGACTGATGCCCGCACCGACCTATACGGTCCCTAGCGCCAACTCGGATACCGCCACGGAGGAGCCCAAGATAATCACGGCTCTGACCGAGATTAAGGCGCTGCTGAACGCGGGGCTGGATGAGGACAACTTCGATCCTGGCGCGACGTGGCCTCCCTCACGAATCAACAACGGTTCGTCCGGGCAACTGCTGATCGCATCGGCTAGTGGCATTTGGACTGCGCGTGATGTAACCGGCGATGTGACGGTTGGGCCGACCGGCGTAACTGCGATTGGCGCTGACAAGGTGACGAACACGCAGTTGAAGGACGACGCTTCCACGGATAGCAACCGCGCCGTCACCCGCGATCACATCCGCGACAACGCGATAAACCAAGCGAAGCTGGACGACGACTCGGTTGGCGACGACCAGCTAATCAGTCCGCCGAACGAGTGGCGCGACGTGGACTCGTGGACGGGCCGTTTCGCCGCTTCGACATCAGGCTTCCGTTTGTTCCGCGGCGATGGGACGATGCCGGAGGATGGGACCTCCGACCCGGAAGCGGTGAACCTCATCAGCTTCCCCGACGACGTTTACGACCGTGACGGGAAGGACACCAAGCTGCGATTCATCCTGATCTGCGTATCCAACGTCGTGTTTCCGAACAACGGCACTCTGACTTTCGGCTTGCGGCTAGTGGACTCAATCGGCGGCGGGTCGGATGTTCTCAACATCGGGACTTCACCTGAAGTGACGATTACGAAGTCGATCGCAGCGGGTTCAACACAGTCGTTTATTCACAAGTCAAGCGCCCAAGACTTGCCGACCGGCCCGGATGGTGGAGAACTCGATATGTGGGCTCCGTTCGTTGGGCTTACCGGCGTTGGAACGGGCGGCAACCAGCGCGTGAGCTTCTCCCTGCGCTGCCAAGTCTCCAACGTCTGATGCCGTGGCCCGCCGACTGCCCGATGTCGTATCGAACCTCCCGACCCAACGGAACTTCGATGCGCTCCTCGCGTTTATTGACGATCTTCAGAATCAGATAGACGCGATCGGCGGTGGTCCGGGCGGCAGCGTCGCCGCCTACGACGAACTCATCGGCGACGGGGCGGCTACTTCGTATGACGTGGCCCACGGGCTCAGTAGCGAGTTGATCGACGTGAGCGTTTACGAGGATGCGACCGGGGACGAGGTTGGCTGTCCGGTGACGATCTTGGACGACGATACGGTTCGGGTGTTCGTAACGCCTGCGCCTGCGACCGACTCCCTGCGGGTGGTGGTGATCGGATGAGCGGCACCACGAAGCTCAAGGGTCCGCTCGATATGGAGCAGAACCGGATTACCGACCTTCCGGCTCCCGGGGCTGGATCGGACCCGGCGACGAAAACCTCATCGGACGCAGCAGCGGCGGCGGCTCAGGCGGCGGCGATAGCAGCCTCGCAACCGCTCGACTCAGACCTAACCGCGATTGCGGCGCTCAGTACGACCAGCTTTGGCCGGGGTTTGTTGGCGCTGGCGAACGGGGCGGCGCTCCTATCGTCGGCGGGCGCGGCGGCGGCAGTCCATACCCACGCGGAGAGTGACATCACCGGCCTTGTTGCTGACCTCGCCGCGAAGCAGCCGATCGACTCAGACCTCACGGCCATCGCTGCGCTGGCGACTACCTCATACGGTCGCTCGCTGCTGACTCAAGCTGACGCGGCTGCGGCGCAGGCGACTCTTGGGGTGTATTCGACGGCGACTGTGGATGCCTTCTTTCAGCCGCTCGACGCCGACCTGACCGCCATCGCCGCGTTGAGTACCACGGCTACCGGGCGCTCCTTGCTCGCCGCTTCCAACGCCGCCGCGATCAGGACTATTGCCGACTCGCAGCAACTCGACTCCGATCTGACTGCCATCGCCGCGCTGTCGCCTTCCAACGATGACGTGGTGCAGCGCAAGGCAGGGGCGTGGACGAATCGCTCGATGGCGCAGGTTAAAAGCGATCTGGCGCTGGTCAAGGGCGACGTTGGGCTCGGCAACGTGGACAACGTGCAGCAGCAGCCGATCGACTCGGACCTGACGGTGATCGCGGGGCTCACGCCGACGACGGACAACTTCATGCAGGCGAAGTCAAGCGCGTGGGCATCCCGCACCATCGCTCAGGTCAAGACCGACCTGGGAATCAGCAACGTGGACAACACCACCGACCTGAATAAACCTGTCTCCACGCTTCAAGCGACGGCTGACTTGGCGGTGGAAGTGAAGGCTCTAGCGCGGTGGGTGCCGATCTTCGACGCCCATGTGAACCTCTCGGCGGCAGCAGCCGGGGTTTACCCCGCTCATCGAACGGTCACGGAAGATCAGTTGATCGGAGCAGCGTCCCCGGCGGGTTACAACGTCGCGTTCATGTTCCTCGACCCCGCCGACTACGCGATAGCGGGCTACACGCTCAAGTACCGGGTGATCGCATCCTTCTCACAAAACGCTGTGGCGAACGCCGGTACTTCAGTTGCGACGGCGGGGCTGTATCCCTACGTGGGAGCGGGTGCGACGACGACCTGGCTCGCAACTCTCGGCGCGGTCATTGGAGGCTCTACGGCAGCGCGAACGGGCGGCGCGGCAAGCTCTGAGGCCCGCGTTATCTCGACCACCTTCACCGCTCCTGCCGCCGATACCTACGCACTAGCGGTGGCGATCACAACGGCGACAACGGCGGGCTCGACCCGAATCAACGTCCGCCTTGAGTATTCCTACGCCTGACCCTCCGATAAACCCTTTAGGATTACCGGGATGATCCGTACCGCCCAACGAGCGAATAGGCGGGTGCGTTTCGGCGTGCCGAAGGTGAACCAAGACCCGCAGCCGCCGAACGCCGCGAAGGGACCGTACCCGCCCACGAAACCGCAGTTCCCCGCGCCCGGGTGGACGCCGCTTACTGACGGCGGTGGCGGCAACCACGGGCAGGGTGCAGGACACCAGCGACATAATCCCCTGCGGAACGGTCCCAACAACGGGCAGGGCCGTCAGCATGGTCGCTCGCCGAACCACATCCGGTCGGCCTTCGATCGCCTGCGCGGGTTGGAGAACCGCCGGGGTGGGAACATCACGAAGCCGGTCGCTACCACTGCCGCTCCCACGAACCTCAACGCGAATACCGTCCAGCAGCAGATTGAGGCGCTCGGGGATAATCCGGCGAACGCGATGGCCTTCTCCTCGTTCACTCCCGGGCCGGGGCAAGTGGACCCACGCGACTCTAAGTATTGGGCGAACGTGTCCACGCTTCTGTTCAACACGCAGGGGGATTTCAACCAGCTTCAGCTTCAGCAGCAGCGAGCCGGACTCGACGCTGAGAAGGGGCTTGGCGATCTGGCAACAAACCGGCAGCGCGAGCAGCGGTCACTCGCGGAGGAGGCGATGCGCTCCGGCTTGTCTAGCTCTGGCTGGCGCGACCGCACTGACGCTGAGGACACCGGGGACTTCCTGCGCGACTATGAGGACTTCCAGACCGGCACCGCTCGGGACAAGGCCGATCGCTCTGCCGCTATGAGCCGAGTGATCCAGAACTTCATCGCAGGGGAGCGCGATCTGTCGCTGGACGCGCTCACGTCTTACGATCAGTCGCAGCGAGATTCCGCAGCCGAAGGCGCTCCGGTTTACGATCGGGCCGATGTCCGCGGGATAATCAAGGCGCTTCGCAAGAGAGGACCGAGAGGACGCCGATGAGCGTTTACGACCCACCCACGCAGACCAAGCCGCGGCGTCGTCGGCGTAAGCCGCCGAGTAAACCGCAACAGCACGCCGGGGCTAACCGCGGCGGTGGGCATCGCAACGGCAGCGGACCGAAGCCGCCCAAGTTCCCCTCCCGTTTGTTTAACCCGGAGAACACCCGCTCTGGCAACGATCTGCGTCGGGCAGCTTCAGCGATGGAGCGCATCGAGCGCGTCCCGCAGCAGCGGGCGCTTGGCCGTCTGATTAAAACCCTCCGGGGGCAGACGACGGCAGACTCTCTCGCCCTTCAGCGGCTCGGACAGCGCAGTGCGGAGGCGGTCGGCGGCGCTTACCAGGGCTTCGACGCGGGCGCGCAGGCTGGCACGCAACGTGCCGCTGCGGTCGGGCAGATGCTCAACAACACCCTCGCCACTCAGGGGCAGCAGGCCGCTCAGGATCAGCAGGCCGTCCAGACCGGGCAGCTAGGCGGGCTTCAGGAGGCGATGGGGCTGCGGGGCGCTCCCGGTGGCGGTCAGGCGCAGCAACAGCTTCAGGCGCTCGTGGAGGCTCAGGCCGGACGGCGAGCCGCAGAGACTCAGGCCACGGGTGCGTTCGGTGCCTCTCAGGGCGCAGCGTTTACCGGGCTCGCTGAGGGCGCGCGGACGGCGGGCGCACTTCAGGGCGCGGAGGCGCAGCGCGACATCCGTTCCGCAATCGCCTCTCGCATCGCCGAGAACCGCCTTGCGGCGAGCGGGGACATCCGCGAGGCGCTTGGCAAGAAGGCCGACATTAAGAGCCTTCAGGGTGCGAATATGCTGGCGAACCTCATGGAACTCACCGAGAAGGAGCGCGACTTCATTCTCGGGAACAAGGCGGTTGCGACCGACCGGATGGGTCAACGTCTGTCGGCTCGTTCCGATGCCGCCGATCGCCGCCTGCGGGCTCAGTCGCAGGCCGAGACTGCGCGACATAATCAGGCGACCGAACACGAGACACGTTGGGACCATCGCCACGACGGGGGCGGTGGCTCCGGGTCCGGTTCCAACAACAGGGACAACCAACGGGATGCTCGCCACGACCGCGAGGACGCGCGGGCGGCAGCGCACGCGATCGGTAATCACCACTCGCGTCAGGAGCTTCGTCGCAATCTCAGTGAGTTTGCAAACGAGATTGCAGATCGCTCCGGTGTTCGGTACAGCATCGCCCTGCGGATTGCGAAGAAGTACCTGCGGAACGGGTAGGCGATGGCCTACTTTGAGGCGCTATTCCCCTCGCAGAATCGGCGACGGCGCACAGGCGCGGGCGCGACTCAGGCGCTTCGTTCATCCCGGGGGCTCCCTGCCGCATCGCCGTCCGGCGGGTACGGTCCTGCCGCTCCGGTAACTGGCACCCCGGCGGGTCCGGCGCTTCCGTCTGCCGCGGCGAAGGCGAAGGCGGCAGCGGCGCGCAAAGAGCAGGCCAAGCTCGTCCGTGAGTACGTCACCGATCGTGAGAAGCAGCGGCTCGCCGAGCAGCACGAGGAGCGCGACGCTGAGAAGAAGGCGGCGGGCAAGGAAGGTGTCACCGAGAAGTGGGTTGATCGCAAGCTGGATGAGGCGCGCGATCGGGCTAAGGACACGTCGAAGAAGATCATGCGGTCGGCTCCGGTGCGCCGCGCCAACCGTGAGGGGCTCGTCGTCACGCGCAAGGGTGTCGATTCGGTCGCCAAGTACGTCAGCGTCCCCCGGCAGCAGAAGGTGGATACGGCGGTTGGTGAGCAGATCGTCAGTGGGATTAACCAGCAGCAGGCCGCGAGGATCGCCAAAACCGAAACGACGACCGAGCAGCTAAACCGCGAAGCGCGCGAGCAGGCTCGTTCACAGAAGGTCCGGCACCCCGGCGGCACAGTGGTCGATGCGATCCTCAGTGGCGCAGGCGCGTTCGGCGAGGCTGACCCTCAACATCCCCGGGGAAATCTCCGCTACCTCCGTCCCCCAACGCCGCAAGAGGCGATAGAGGGAGTTGCCACGACTGTTCCGCTCGCTGGCCCCGCCGCCATTGTTGCGGGTGCTGAGAGGCTTGCCGGGACGAGGGCAGGCGGCGCAATCGCTCGCGGGGCAGCCGGAGTTGGTGCTGACTTGCGTGCGGCAGGCCGCGCTACTGAGGGCTTGCGAGGCGGCTACAAGGCAGAGCGTCGGGGCGGCGCGGCGCGCTCGGTTGCTTCAGTCAAGGGTGCTACACGCGCCGTCACGCCGTTGAAGGCGCAGCAGGCCGCAGCGAAGGCAGCGGAAACGGCGGGCAGGGTGCCGTTGGCTACTCCGTTTGGCAAGGCGCTTCAGGCGAAGCCGGTTCGCACCGGACTTAAAACCACCCTCGCAGCGACGGCGCTAGATGAAACCATCGAGTCCGGCGCAGAGAACGTCAAGAACACGCTTGAGGACATCGGGGATATCGACCCCGATGATGTTAAGGAAGCGGTGGAGACTGCGGTGGACGTGGGCAAGGCCGTTCCCGGCGTGCTGCTTCACTCCGGCGAGGCGTTGCTTGGCGACGCTGATGTTCGTGAGGAATCGCTGAAGGGGATTGTTCAGGCGGGCATCGCGTCGATCGCCTTCCCGTTTGTTTTGGGCAAGGACATCGCGCAGGAGGGCGTCGGCGGTGGTATCGAAAAGGCGTTCGACCCGATCGCAGAGGACATCAGCCGCCGTTGGACCCCGGCGCTTGAGGGTGACTGGAAGGCGTTTGAGAAGCAGATGGCCGAGCCCGGTGGAGGCGGCGCGACGTTTACCTTGCTTGAGGCGTTGGGGCTTGGGCGGGCCGGGTCGGTGGGACTGTCGAAGGGGATACGCGCCCCGCTTCGCGCAGTCGCCAAGAAGGGTGCAGGGGAGTCGATTATTCCGTCAGGAGTCTCTGAGGGAGCGGCGAGCTTGTTGAATCGCTTGGAGACTCGTCCGGGCAGGACAGTCACGAGCGGCGAGGGCGGCACCCTGCCGAAGTACGCCTCAGAGGGCATCATCGGCAGGGGCGTACAGGCTGCGATGGATGCCGCTGCCAAGCGGGTGTCGGCTCACGCTGAAGGCAAGGTAGGTAAACCGAAGGGCCGGGGCTCTCGTGAGCTCCACCGCGAGTCGCCGGATAAAACGAGGCCGAGTGACCGCGGACAGTGGCGTGACGAGCTTCGTGCAAGCCGCGAGGAGGTAGAGAATCTGAGAGCGGCGGTGGACAACCTTCATGCCCGGGGTGCGTCCCCTACGAGGCTGCGAGCCGCCGTCCGACAGCTTGAGCGCGCCGAGCAGCGACGGGCGCGGATGCTTCGCGGCGAGCGTATTCCAGAGGGCTACGACGCTGACCTTGCGATGGCTGAAGCGGAACGGGAACTGGCGCTCGATGAAGTGGGCGCGGCTGAGGCGTGGGGCGAGAAGGCTGGCATCCAGGCTGCTACCGAGCGCCTTGAGTTTGCCAACGCTGCGGTCCGTGAGCTTGAGAGGGGTGTGCGCGTGGACCCGGGCGCAGTCGTACCGATTCTCAAGCCCGCTCGTACCCGGCAGGCAAAGAGCCTTGCGTCCCGAATCAAGGCTGAGGAAACCCTGTCGGCTGAACGCTTCACGGAGGAGTTGCTTGGCAAGGGCCGGGATCGCTACATAAACGAGACATACGGCGATGCTGCAATACCGCATAACGCTCGCCGGGGGATCAGGCACTTCGCGCAGATTCTCAGTCAGTCTGAGTGGGATGCCGCTGTGTTTATGGCCCGGACGGGTATGCGGGACAGGGCGGGACTTCAGGGCTGGTTTGAGTCGCGCAAGCGCACTCTGCCGGAGTCCTCTCCTGAGCGCCAACTGATCGCCGACGTTGAGAAGCTGCTTGCGAAGGGAGAGCCCGCGGCGAAGGTAATCCGCGGCGCTGAGGCGTTCGACAGGATTGGACGGGCGCTTGAGGAGCGAACGCCTGCACTTGACACGACCGCTCGTGGGTCGGGGCGCATGACCGAAGGCGAGGCAGCGCGTCAGTCCGAGTTCGCAGAACAAACCGGGCGCGATGAAGCGTTCCGCGATGCCGAGCGGCGAGGCATTGAGATTGAGGAGGCCGAGCGCGCCCACTTGGAGGCCGAGCTTGGGATTACTCCTACCGCGAAGTCGAAGGCTCGGGTTCAGCGAGCGGTGGCGGCGCGCAAGCACGCGCAGGCAGCCGCCATTTCCGCTGATCGTCGTGCGGAACGCTTCGCCAAGCCGGAGGTCGATTACGCACGCGAGCGCGTGTCGAAGATCGAGCGCAGCGCGAATCAGGCAAAGGCCGATTACGAGCGCATCCGCACCGACGAGGTAAACCGCGCCGAGAAGAAGGCGCGTACAAAGGCCGAGCGGGAGAACAAGCAGGCGGAAGTGAAGGCCGAGCGGGAGGTTGCTCGCACGAAGGCGGCGCTTACGAGGGCGCAGGAGTCGCTCAACAAACTGGACGCGGAGATTGCCGCGCGTCAGAAGCGCGGCCAGGACCCGCTCAAGCGGCAGCTTGACGCTCGTGAGGGGCGCGTGGACCGCCGCGACGCAGCGCGTGACGCGAATCAGAAGGCGCTCCGTGAGCAGAAGAAGGTTCAGCGCGAAGCGAACGAGAAGGTCACGAAGGCCGCAGAGGAAGCTCGTCAGAAGGCGGCGGATAATCCCTCGCAGCGGGTTAAGACCGCAGAGCAGCTTGTCGGCTCAGAGGCCAAGCGCCTTGCCGCCGCTCGCAAGCTCCGTACTCGCGCGGAGCAGGCAGCCTACGCGCATCGCAACCGTGTCGTGCGGGAGGCGAAGGAGCAACTCAAAGAGGCAGAGAAGGCTGAACGCGCTCTCGCTAAGGAACACGCGCGGACTACTGCGCGTGAGCGCGAGCTACGGGGCAAGGGCTCGCTTCACGAACGCACTTGGCGGGCTGACAGGATTGCCTACACCCGCAGCGTCGGCCCGGAGCGTCTGCGGCAGCGCCAGAAGGCTCTTGGTGGCAAGAACGCCGTAGAGCCCGGGTACATCCCCGACATCCCGCCTTTTAAGGGCGCGTTTGCCGATCGAGCCGCCAATCGCGGCAAGAAGGGTGCGACGCCGAAGGCATCGACTGGATGGCGGGCGCGTGAGGGACTTCGCACGACGGAGAAGGAAGCTCTCATGGAGGTTTATTCACAGCAGATCAACGGCACCGCTCTGCTGCGGATAAATCGCCGGATGGCTGAGACTCTTGGGCTCTCGATCGTGGATGTGTTCGGGTCGAAGATCGAGCGGCTTATCGGACGTAACGGGATGCTGCGTCGGCCTTCGCGCAAGGAACTCGACGCGCTTGCACAGGAGATTGCCAACTTCCCCGAAGGTGAGTTCGTCGCCGTGAACGTGGGACGGTTTACGCAGGACTTCCGCAAGTATCTCTCGCAGGAACAGAGGGACGGCCATACCCCATCTGCTGCGGAACTCATGGAGAAGGTGCGGCAGCTTGAGGCCGAATCCGCAGTTCAGCGTCCGGCGAAGGACATGATTCAGGAGTGGTTCAATCAGATTGAGCAGAACCCCGCTGAGTGGCAGGACTTGGGGGAGTGGCGGTTTGTCCGCAAGAACGTCGCCGAACAGTCGGCTCCGAAGCCTCCCGGTCCTGTTGCCGGAACGCTGGCATGGTCGAAGGGGCTTGCCTCACGGATGATTCTCGGGCTCAACCCTCAGTGGCTCGGCTTTCAGGTTTACGCGAACGCGATGGTTCTTGGGCTCGGCAACCCGCGTGGGTTCCTTGCCACTGGATTTACCGGACGACTCGACCGCGCCAACCTCCCTCCTGCCGTCCGCGAGTCGTGGGAAATGACTCTTGGGCTCTCCCGGCATATGCCCGACTACGGCTATCAGGGCGCTCACGGCGCGCTCGGGTGGATGGCGCACAGGGCTGGCATGGAGCAGTCTCGGCTCTATCAGTCGGTGAAGGGGCGCTCGCTCCTGACCCCGATGTTCACACTGGACTACAAGAACAACCGTTTCTGGAAAAACATCTACCTGACGGACAAGGTTAAGCGCGAGGCGATCAAGGACATGGACGCACGCATGGCGAACATCAGCGTCATGCTCGATCGCATCAGCAGCAAGGTCACGGGCGGTAAGGTCACATCCGGCAAGCTCGATGAGTACCAGCGACGGTTTAACGAGGTCGCCGCTGATCGTCCCCGGATGGAGCAGCTTGGCCGCGAGGTCGATCGCTGGATGGGTGACTACCTGCGGTTTACTTCAAACGAGCGCGCGTGGCTTGTGAACAACGTCATGTTCTACGGCTTCCTGCGGCACTCGCTGACGATTGCCCTGAGCGCCCTTCCGCGCTCCCCGATCAAGGCGAACATCCTCGCCAAGATGGGGCAGGTTGCGCTTGAGGATCAGAAGGAAATGCTGCGTCGGATGATGCGGCAGGCGATCCGCGATCAGGTTCAGCTTTGGTATCCGCGGGGCGAGACAGGCCGCAAGGAGTTCCGTTCAGAGGTCGATCACTACTACGACTCGATGGAGGCGGATGGTTTGTTTGACGACATCCCCCTCCCGATGCTCGGCGACTTCTACTTTGAAGGCCCGATCGACGTGCCGATTCTCGGTGAGATTGTCGGCGAGGGCATCCATCGGATTCAGACATCACGCGCGGCTGCGCTCGGCAACGTCCTCTTGGAGTCACGCTCGCCGTGGCAGTTGCTCAATGTGATTAACCCATTCGTCGTGACAACGCTGGAAGCAGCGATGGGTTACGACTTCTACACCGGGCAGCAGATCAGGACTGACCCGAAGGGTGGCATCGACCCGGGATTTCGCACGCTTGGGGCGCAGGATGCGGCGCGGCACATGATGAGCGACATCGCCAACCTTGTGCCGCCGATCCGCGGTTTGCTTACCGGCCTCTCCGACTACCCCTCGATGGAGCGCACAGATGGATTCATCCCCGGCCTCTTTCCTGAAGAACCAATGCAGTGGAAAGAGGACTGGCGCAAGAAGGTTCAAAGCGCCAACGTCCGGCGGTTCCAGAATATTCAGGGCTCGCCGCTCGATGAAGTGCTGAAGGTGACGGCTCCGTTTATCGCGCAGAAGCGTGATCCGATGTCGATTCTCGGTCCGCTGGTGAGCGCCGAGACACCGGAGGGCGAAAAAACGCCGCTTGAGGAGCTTGGCTCCAACCTTCGCAACTTCTCAAAGGACCGCTATGGGAAGGCGCACTCGTGGTCCCCTGACGACCGCTTTGGTGACGACACCGGATTGTTCGCTAAGGATGAGGGTCGCTTCGATGAGTCCTCGCCGAACTACCGGGACGGCGGCGGGGCGTTCGGGCAGCTTCAGTCGAAGTTGCCACCCGATCAGGCGAAGTCGAAGCAGAAGAAGATGGATGAGGCTCGGAAGAACCGTAAGGTCGTCGTGCCGGATTACGTTCCCGCCGAGTACCGAGACAATCTTGAGAAGGCGGAACGCGATTACGGTGTTCCGGCCACTCTCCTCGCCGCACAGATTCAGCAGGAGTCCGGGTTTGACAAGGACGCGGGCTCGCGCGCTGGCGCACAGGGCATCAGTCAGTTCATGCCGGACACGGCTGCGGGTTTGGGTGTCGATCCGTGGGACCCCGATTCCGCAATCGACGGACAGGCCCGGATGATGAAGGGACTCCTCGATCAGTTCGGCGGCAACGTGGAGCTTGCGCTGGCGGGCTACAACGCCGGGGCTGGTGCGGTGGAGGCTGCGGGTAATCAGATTCCCGACTTCCCTGAGACACAAAACTACGTCGCGTCGATCAAGGCCGCTGTCGGTGGCTCATTCGGTCGGACGGCTCCCGGGGCGGGTGCGACGCCGAAGAAGCACAAGGGCGCATACGCCGGGTCGAAGGCGATCGTCCGCGAGTTGATCGGCAAGAAGGCCGCTCAGAACTACGACTGGAAGGACAAGGAGGATCGTGGTGATCCCGGCGGCACCCTCCATGACATCGGCACCGAGAACGGCTACGCGGCTGATCTGTCGGAGGACACGTCCGAGAAGATGGTGGACATCATCGCCAAGAAGCTCGGGCTCGATCCTGACGAAGTGAACTACGGCACGACCGGGCTTGAGTCGGGGATTACCTACAAGGGGTACGACATCGAGTTTCTGCCCTACACACACGGCTCCGGCCCGCACATCCACATCGGCGCTCAGTGGACGGGAGGCTCGCTCCCGGCAGGCACAACGCTCGGAGGCGGTATGTCGGCTACGAGTACCTCGGGCGGGGTAGCTGCCCCAACGGGCTCAACGTCCACGAGCGCGGCCCCTGCAACGCCTCAGACCACCCCTCGTCAGGGGCGCGGCGCTGCTAGGCGTGGTTCGCGCGTGAAGGCGCTTGAAGCGATCAAGGACCGGCGCGAGCCCGGGGGGACTAACGCCTTGCTCGGAGTACCATCAGTAAGGACAGACGAGCGCATCGACCCGATTGCGCTGGCATCTGAACCGACTGGACAAGCGTTGGACCCGATCGCGGTAGGAGCCGAATACGCCTCACTGACACGCTCTGGCCTCCCACGGCTAAAGGTACGTCGGCGGCGCTAGGGATTATGTGTGAGAGTGAACGGGAAAGCAGAATCCGCGTGGCGGTGGCTGTGCCGCGGTTTGGCCGTGGTGGGTTTTGTGTACCTCTTGGCGACAGTCGGCTTCAACGCGCCGTGGGGAGCGTTCCTGCTCCTACTCGGATTGTTTTTCGGTCCAGAAATGGTTGCGGGGCAACTTCAGATCAACCGGAGGGCGAGGAACGGTGGGAGTAATGGTTCTAGCTGAGAAACCGCCGCACCGCTCTCCTTACGAGAGTCGCGTGTTGCGCTCGCTGACCGGGATTAAGTTCATCCTCGTCTGTCTGCTGCTGATTGGCGCTGTCGCGTTTGTGCTGACTGCGCTTCAGCCGGGAGGCCCGTTCTAGTGGTGCCGCATTTTGACGAGGATGGTGGGTTCGCGGAGTGGTGGCGCAGATGGGTCGGCTCGATCGCGTTTGCGCTGCTGATTGCGCTCGGCATCGTCGGGTTTACCAAGCTGGAAAACACGGACGACGAGATTGCTGCCGCTGTCAAGGCCACCAACGACAACCTTGCAGCGATTGAGGCTGAACGTGCGAGCCGCGTCGAAGCTGTGACCAGCGTGATCCAACTGTTCTGCAACACGAACAACGAACAGGACACCATCCTCGCAGGGCTTATCAACGTGTCGCTTGCGGCATCTGAGGGGCGGGACCTTACTCCGCAGCAGGAGGAGGGGTTAGCCGTCTTTCAGGCCGCGGCTGACGATCTGAGGAAGGGATTACCCTGCGCAACGATCGTGGAGCGTTACCTTGACGGGAAGCCGATTCCGACGAAGGCCGAATAGTGCGTCCGAACGGCCACGGAGAATAAACCCATGCCTAGTCTCAAGTATCTGAAGCACGAGCTTGCCCGCGAAAAGCAGGAACACGCGCGCAAGGAACGAGCCCTCACGCGCCTTCGCAACGTCAAGAAGTGGGCGCGAAAGGTGGGCCTCGATTACCTCGTCCGTCGCCTCGATAGCGCGATTGACGACACCGCCGAGAAGAAGGCGGAATCGGCGGGCCGGATTAAGAAACTTGAGCGGCGCATCAAGAACTACGATCCGCCTGCTGGCGACGTTCCCCCGATGGTGGACGGCGGCTGGCATCCCGGCGCACAGCGCACGCAGGTACAAAACGGGATCGGCGCGATGATGAATGTTCCAGCGAAGCTCGTATGGCATACCACGGAGGGCTCAAGCCTTCCCGCCTACTCGGGCTCACATCCGCACTTCACCCTGAACCCTCAGAGCGGTGCGCTGTATCAGCACATCAGCGTCAAGTCCGGGGCGATGGCGCTGCGGAACCTCTCGGGTGGGGCAGAGACAAACCGCGCCAACGCGATTCAGGTAGAGCTAATCGGCTTCGCCTCACAGACACAAAACTGGTCCGACGCGGCCTACGCGAATATCGCCGAGCTTGCTCGCTGGATCGAGAAGCACTGTGGAGTAGCGCGAGAGTGTCACGTCACCTTCCAGGGCTCGGGCGGACCGTTCCCCAAGCTCAGTGTGGAAGCGTGGTACGCCTACCGCGGCCATCTTGGGCATCAGGACGTTCCCGAACAGGATCATTGGGACCCGGGAGCCTTCAAGATCGGGCTGGTGATTTAGTGAAGCCGCACCAACCCACACGACTTGACGCTGTAATCGACTGGATATGCGTGACGGTTTATGACACCGTTGCGTGGGTAGAAAAACGACTAAGGAGAACTGCATGAGTTTCCTCGATGACCTACCGCTTGGCACGCTGCTCACCATTGGTGGCGCGATCCTCGCGTTTGTCGCGTACCTCAACCACGACCTGTCGGCGCTTGAGGCGCTCGGCGTGTTCGGTATCACGACCGTTGGCGCAGGCCAGATCGGTCAGGCCCGCGCACAGTCAGGGAAGGGCGTCCGGCGCTAGATGAGCCTGGGCCTTCTCCTCATAATCCTCGGGATCGTCCTAGCGGTACTCGTTCACTACCTGCTAGGCATCCTGCTCATCGTGGTTGGGATTGTGCTGCTGTTCGTCCCGGCCACTCAGTTTCGCTGAGGTTTTAGGGCGTAGGCGCTTCCGCCTCCCGCACAGCACACAAACCCGGCCCGTCTGCTGAACGTCATACAGCGGCTCGCGCCAAACGTGGAAGTCCTTAGCCTGCTTGCGCTCGCACCCGCGATCGAGCCCGACGAACGGGCAACGGCTCAAGAGGCTTTGCCGCCCGCTACGGCGATGTCCTTATGCCGGGTGAGGTTGCAGGCGCGGCAGAGCGTCCGTTTGTTGGAGGCCCGGTTATCGAGAGGCTCCCGGTTCTTGTGGTCAGTTACAAGGTCGCTTGTAGCTCCGCACCGGGCGCAACGCTTCCCCGCTGTCTCGTTCGCGCGCTGGTTGCGCTTGTC